TAAATTAGCTATCTTAGCTCCACGAGGCAGTGGTAAATCTTATGCCTTAGCTGTAGCTGTGACTATCTATATGTTCTTTAAAAGATTTCGAGATTTAATATTTGTATTGGCTCCATCAGAGGACCAAGCAGCATTAATCTTTGGTTATGTTTATAGAAACTTTAAGGATAATAGATTTTTAGATAGCTTAGTAGATAATTATAAATTTCACAATAAGCCCCATATACGCATGAAGGGGGGCACAATGATGCGTAGAGCTCCATTAGCGCCTAGTAATCAAGGGCAAGCTATACGAGGACAACATCCTACTTTATGTATTGTGGACGAAAGTCCTCTAATTGATGACCATTTATTTGTAGATAACGTAGAACCAGCGATAGTTTCAAATAAGGCCCCGTTCATAAATTTAGGTACACCAAAGTCAAAAGAGAATCACATGTACCGATATCTCTACTCAGAAGCTTATGAAAGTAGTTTCACGAGATTGGTGTTTTCATGGAAAGACGCAATTAAACAAGGAGATGCTTATTCACCTCCTTATACTGAATTAGAAATGTTAGATAAGATGACGGAATGGGGGGAAGATTCTATCTACTGGAGGACAGAATACGAATGTGAGTTTGTAGAGAGTGTATCGCAAATATTCAATCCAGAAAAATTAAGGGACTGTTTTGATGAATACGAACCGTGGACCAGAGAGACTCTCGATGACGAGCGAGGAAATCTTCCTAATGAAATTTCTGTCGGTGTTGATGTTGGGAAATCTATTAACTCTACTGTTATTACCGGATGGGCAAGGGAAAAACTTACTACTGAGGACGGTGGACATGATATTGCCCGTCTTATATACGTGGAAGAAATCAATCCTAGAAGTGGTGGACACGATATTCCATACCAGCGTCAGCGTATCATTGACGTCTGTAATCGTTTGCACGCTAAGCGTCTTATCGTTGATTGTACTGGTATTGGTGGTGCGATTGAACAAGACTTAAGGGTAGAGTGTATAAATAGTAGTCCCCAGATACATTTCCTACCTTTCATTTTTACGGGTGGTCCGAGAGGGACGAAGACCCAGATATATAGAGATTACGTTTCTTATATTCAACAAAAACTAGTAAAGGTACCTAATCCAGAAAGCCAAGAACCTCATATAAAGAGATTAATTTTAAAATGGTATGCAGAACATAGAGACCTTGAATATACTATGGATGCAGCCAATAAGACCGAAAAGATAGCAGCTCCTTCCGGAAAACACGATGATTATTGTGATAGTTCGGTAATGGCGCTACATGCTACCTTATCTATGCTTCCTGCTGGTGCAGGAGTGGCCTCATCTAATAGAGGCGGAAGTAATAGCGATAGAATACGAAGAGCACCCACTAGACAACAAAATTGGAGTGGAAAGTCTGTTTTAACCACAGCTGCTCGCTCTCATCGCCTTAATAAAGGTATACGCTTTTAGCACAATCTTTATATACTCCTTTCGGTTTATATATATGTGACTAGCCATGTCAATAATTGATAGAGTGCGAAGAAGGTTCGCAAATGTGGGGGCTAATCCCCCTTTCAAAGAGAACGACCCACGAGATTTCGGAGCAGGTGTCATTAAAAGACTCAAACTTCAAAATAACGGTTACAATGTAAGAGGAAAAGGAGATTTTGAACCACATATAGGTGCTCCACGTACTTATATGAATGTTTATTTACAAGACCCTGTTGTAAGAACATTAATAGACCTTCCATGCTTTTATGCTGTAAAAGATAACTTTGATATAGTAACAGAAGATGATGGTGTCCGAGATACTATCGAAGAGATGTTCAGAGATATAAATATTGAACAAACTATATATGGTTGGGTAAGAAACGCCCGTGTTTTTGGTACGGGTTATCTGGAGTGGACTGGAGACAACTTAGTTCTTCGTTCTAGCCAAAACATGTACGTTAAGAGAAACGAGCATGGACAAATAATGTATTATTATCAAGATGTCGGAGATGATAAAGAAAATATCAGATTTGAAGAAGATGAGATAATAGAACTTAAAAATAATCCCTTTGACGATTATGCATATGGTTTATCTGATATACACCCTATAATGTATCTGATAGACTTAAAAGATTATGCAGAAAGGGATATAGGAGCCGCACTTAATAAATATGCGATATCAAGATTTGATATATCTTGCGGTCTACCTGATATGCCCTATGGCCCTGATAAGATTAATGAGGTTGTAGACGCTTTTAATAATTTAGCACCCGGTGAAGATATAATTCACGGCAATGATATAGCTATTAAAGAATTAGGTGGAACACAGAGAGCATTTGAGTATGGAAAATATACTGACGATTTACTGGCTAAAATACACATGGCTTTAAAGGTTCCTTTAACTATGTGGAGCGACCCTGAAAAGGCTCGTCCCATATTTGAGCCATATGTTAATTATTTACAGTCTGCGATAGAAGGTGCATTAAATGCACAGTTGATGCCTCAATTAGAATCCGGCGAAGCTAAATTTAGATTCCGAGCCGTTAATATAGATGATGCATTTACTAAAGCTAAGACAGACATGATATATTTATCTGAAGGCGTACTCTCACCCGGCGAAGTTAGAGAAGAACGTGGTCTTGACCCTGAAGGAGTTGTAGAATTAGATATGGAAACTTCTGAAGATGTTAAAGCATCACCACTCGAAGGTGGACCCGGTAAAAAGGAGAGCAGTAAGAACGCTAACATATCTGGAGGAAAAGATACAGATAAAAAAGAAGAGAGTGCGAGAGCACCAAATAGGGGAAACAAACCCTCCGCTAACGCGACAGGAGATAGAAAATGACGTACGAAAAATGTAAGACAACCGTAAGTGCAACACTAAAAAAGCGTGGTTTTGATAACCACAGCAATATGGCAGCTAGCATGTGTTCCATGTGGGCTGAGGAGAATGGTGTCGAGCGGGAATTTGCAGGAGAAACCGACAGAGTTGCTACTCAACGTACATTCGCTATTTCCCTTGAGGGAAATTCCGACATGACATTTAATAGCGATGAGGGGGTTGATTCTGTAACTTTCCCTGTGATAGCTATTACTTCTGGTCTCCATAAGTATATGGAAGACGAGATAAACAAAAAGGTTTATATAGAACCGACCATCTTAAAAGATAGTATAGAGAAGTTCTCAGAGCTTCCTATATATATTAATCATCAACGAACGCCTGAGGATTTAATCGGCATGGCTACTGACCCTGAGGTAATAGAATTGAAAGATGGAAAATATGGAATGCAAATGAAAGCTACTGTTAGTAACAAGACAGGACACGGACAAGAAGTGATGAATAAGGTCAAGGACGGGGATATGACTCACGTTAGTATTGATTGGTTCTCCAATGATATTGACGTTATGGGTGACACATACGCCACCAAGTTACGTCCCACAGAGGTAAGTTTCATTGACAATGAAAAAATGGACCCCGTCTGTAAGGAATGCACGATAGGAAAGGAATGTAGTTTACATGAGGCTAGTGACGACCACGACTGTGGTTGTGGTGGCACTGAAGGTTCATGTGAATGTGAAGACGGGAAGACAGAGGTCAAAACTATGACAGAAGAAAAAGTAGAAACCAATGTGAAATCCGATGCAGAGAACATTGTTGAACGCGAATTCGCTTCACTACGTGCTCAGCTGGAAGAGTTGAATGCTTCTAAAACGGAAGTCGAATCCCAGTATGCTGATGCTTTAAAACAAATTGAAGCATTTAAGCTCGCTGAGGAAGAGAGAGCCGCAAAGGAAGCTGAAGCAAGAAAGCTAGAGACTATTGAAACGATTATATCCAAGGAAGTTCTTTTCGGCACAGTCGAAGAGGAAAAGAAGGATGCACGCGTTGAGGAACTATCTGCTTGGGATGAACCAAGGCTGACTGGATTCAGCGATGCATTAAATGCAATGCCGGTCCCAGAAGTAGACACAGAGAGACAATTCGGAAAAGGAAAATCCAATGACGGAGAAGCTCCAGCTGCTGAAGAGACAGAAAGGCAATTTAGTGTAGAATTAATAAAAGATGGGCAAGTAAGGCTCAACAAAGAATTACTAAGAGGTAATTAAATATGGCAACAGAAATATTAGTAAATGACGGTGGTGCACCAGCAAGAATTTTACCATTCACAGCTGGCAGCACAATTACCGCAGGATACCCTGTGCAGATGGGAGCAGATGCAGAAATCGACCAGAACACAGTGGCAAACGGCAAACCACTAGGTTTTGCTTTGACCACGGTAACCAGCGGAAACGTAGCAAGTATTATAACAGGTCACGGTATTGTAATCAATGCGTACTGCTCTGGAACTATTGGACGAGGAGACGGTGTAGCTACATTAGCTGACGGTAACCTAGGACAATCTTCCGCAGTAGCTAACTCAATCGGTTATTACATCGACCCAAGTGGTGCGCACTCAGGTGCAGCTACATTACAACGTATACTGTATCAGGGGCTATAAGGAGAACATAAAACATGGCAGCATTAAACTCAAATTTAGCACCCGGTGTACTGACGACCCTAAATACAGGAGCGGCAGATGGCGGAGTGGGCGAACGTGTACTTATTGACTATAAAGATGCAATTCAGGACTACAAAGTTGTAGACCTACCTGCATTGTCAATGTTCTGCGAACCTATGACTACAGAAACCGGAGGTGATATTGATATCACATTCGCAAAGCCCTCCATGGGAATGGAGGAAATCGGTGAAGGTAACACACCTAAGTACCAACACACTAACTTACGCTCTGAAAGAGTGTCTGTTGATGAGTGGGGACTTGCAGTTGGTGTAACCCGCCGAATGATAGAAGACTCAAGATTCAACGAAGTAGAAATGGCTTTGAACGAAGCACGAAGAGCAGTTGATAGACACGTTACAAAGAACGTTGTTTATGGATTACTCGGTGTCGGAGATTCAACATTAA